AGCTTCTCCGGGTCGTTTATGCCGAACATTTCGCAGACCAGCGGCAGCGCCGCCCAATCAATCCCGCCCATCACGTTCCACGCCTGAATCGCCAGTTGCGCGTCATCCGGCGTTTCCGCAGGCTGGAACACCGGCGACATTCCCGCCAGCGCACGCGACTCCAGCCACGCCGTCAGTTTTTTTCGATACTCGTCAATTTCTCCGCGTGTTCGCGGTAGGCGTCGAGACAGGCGTTCGAGATCGGCCCCCACAGGTCCGGGCGGTCGGCGCACCACTCGCGCCACAATTCCGGCGCGAACGGGAACGGGTCGGAGCCGCCGCCGCCGATGATGTCGTCCTCGGTCACGCCGTCCCAGCCGATGACGAAATCCTGCGCGATGGTCGAGAACGCGCCGTCGCCGCGGTGCAGTGCGATGGCCTCAACGTCGGTCGGCCGGCGCGCGGTGAAGGTGAACTTCCCGATCGTGACCTTGACCTCCCGCGCCTTCTTGAGTTTGGCGATTAGTTCGCGGCTCATGAAGCGTAGTGGATCACTTTCGCGATCGGCGTAAAGCTGATCGTCGCCTGCGCCACGCTATTGGTCGCCAAATCGAACCCCGCTCCGCCCGAGACAAAGGCGGAGAACACCGTGCGCGGCGTCGACCAGAGAACCTTGATGACGATGCGCGCGTTGGTGTTGGTCGCCGTGATGACGAGCGCCTCGGCCGCGCCGCCCGGGTTGAACAGCCCGGTGATCGAACCCTCCGGCGCGTCCGGCAACCCGAACAGGTACTGCTTCGCCTTGTCGATCAGTCGGGTGGCGTCGAGTTTCGCCGGCGCCGCGTTGGGCATGGTGATGTTTTGCGCCGAGGACAGCGTCGAGAATGCCGAGACCTTGGTGACGGTCCCGGTGGTCCAGGTGCTGTACGCCGTCGTGTCGACGCCTTCGACCTTGAACGTGTCGTTGGTTTTTTCGCTGATTCGACACGCCTGACCGTCCATTTCCACCATGCCATCGGTGACAATAAAAAACACAAAATCACCGTCTGAATAACCGTGCGCGGCCGATGTGCATACCCCGGGGTTGGCCTTGGTCAAAGCCGTTACCGCAAGCGCAGAACCGACCGTCGATTGAACTGCGACCGACATATTCGTGCCGATGTAAGCCATGATTCACCTCGTAAAAAAGCCCGCCGAAGCGGGCATTGAAAGCACCTGACATGCGCCGTCAGGCGTGCCAGAAACTGTAGGCGATCGGTTCCACGAACTGATCGACCTGCACCTCGTACTCGTCGCCCGTTGACGGCTCGCGGAACTTGACCGCGATCACCGACACCTCGATGGCCGTCTGCACCTGGCCGGCGAGGGTCAGCGATCCCGCCTTGGTCGTCGCCCAGCACTCGAACAGGAACGTCGATTTGGTCAGGTCCGCGTAGCCGCCGAGTTTCATCAGCGGCTCATACGCCGTGCGCTTGTAGATCACCAGCGGCAGCGCAGCGTCCTGCGGCGCGAGGTCGGGGTACACGCGCGCCCCCGCCACCGAGGCCAGCGCGGTGATGATCTCGCTCTGGATACTCACGAGATGCCCGGCAGCTTCTTGATCTCGGCGGTCATAACGCCAACCATTTTCTGCGCCGCCAATGTTTTTGCGGATGCAAACCCGGTGGACATGAACGGATGCGCTTTCGTGCTAGTGGTCGATGCGGCTCGGCGCCGCCTTAATCCGGTCAGGCGCCCTTTCCCGCGAATCTTGTAATCCGTGTACTTCCCTTTGTATCGCGCGACGTTTCGGTGTCCGCGCTCTACCCACGCGGCGTAGTAGGCGTCAGAGCTTTCCGTGCGCTTCTTGCGCTTGCCCTGCGCATCGGCCTTGCCGTACTCCTGCCCTTTCTGCAGGTATTTCCCCTTGCGCGCGAGCACGTAGTAAACGGATTGCGTTGCGTTTGATTCTTCTGGAATAGACTTGATGATGATCGAGCGTGCGAGCGTTCCACTTTTCCGTAGCGGCTGTGCCGCCACCAGTACCGCCCGCTTGACGATTTTGGCGCCCGACGATACTCCTCGCTTTAGTACCTTGGCTCCGGTCTCGACAACAACGCGCGCAAACATCGCCTTCAATTCCGGCAACCCGTGAACAGTGACGGTGACGGCCATCAGATCGCCAGCCCTTCGATGCAGATCAGTTCCCAGGTGCGATTGCGCTCGTCGGGGTTGCGCGGCTCCACGATGTCGAACACCCGCGCACCCCAGAGGATGCGCCAGGTCGCCGCCAGCGCCGCCAGCGAGGTATCCCAGCGGATCGTGATCTTGTGCGTAGTGCTGGCGTGCAGCTGTGCCGCGATCAGCGCCTCGCGCCCGGACAGCGGCTCGACGCTCGCCCAGACCGTTGCCACGCTGGTCCAGGAGTCGATGACATCGCCGACCGCATCGCGCGTGCCGCCCGGACTCTGCACGATCACCGAATGACGCAGTTTCCCGGATTGCATCAGCCCTGCTCCGGGAGCCAATACCGCTCAAGCAGCCCATCGACGAACGACGGCTTGGAAAACGAGCCGCTGGTCGGCCCCGATTCCGCCTCGCGCACCTCGTACAGCGCCCCGATCCGCATCAGTAGCCACTGCTTGATCGTCTGCGGGATCGCGCCGGTGGTCGAATAGCCAGCGATGTACTGGACCGACACCGCGTTGATGATGGCGTAGGTCACCGGCCAGGTGTATCCGAAAGCCGGCACCACATAACCAGGCTCGGACTCGAAATCGGTGGCATAAGCCGCGGTCGACAGCGTTTGCAGCGCGCCGGCGCCATCAAGATAGCGAATCCAGTTGATCGACTGAATCGGGGAGCGGCGCAGGATGATCGCATCGGGAAACGCATCAAGCGTGCGCAGCCATGTTTGCGTGAACAGCGCCCGCCCTAGTCTCTGCTCCGCCGCCTCGCGGGCGGCGACGATCAGCGCCGTGATGTAGGTGTCATCGTCGGTCGTGGTGACGCGCAGATGCGCCTTCGCCTCGGTCAGCGTCAACGGCTCCGACGACGGGCCGGTAATCAAACGCATCGCCATGCCATTCCCTCAGTTATTCACGGGCCGACTGTCGCCGGCATTTCCCGGTCTGGAGCTGCGCTCCGGAGCACGATACCGCGATGTCCCGCCCGGTCCGCCAATCGGCGTGACGCGATCCACCATCGCAGCAATCACCGCTCCCGTTCCCGCCAGGTTGCCGCTCGTCTGGTGCGATTGCACTCCGCGCACGGCGGCGCCGACCACGATCGAGCCCTGCGCCACCAGCGCGCCGCTGGCGAGGTGCGTGCGCAGGATCGACGACGCGCCCAGCAATACGGCGCCCGAGCCCGCCAGCGCGCCGGAGGTTGCATGCGTGACCGCTGCTGCTGCCCGCGCCGCAGTGCCGCCGATCTGCGCCGCCTGCCCAACGAGCGCGCCGCTGGTAGCGTGCTTCGCGAGGTGCGCCGCGGTGCCCGCGACCTCGGCCCCCGCGCCCGCGAGTACGCCAGTAGCGCGGTGCGGCCCGACGTGCGTCGCCGCGCCGGCAGTTTCCGCCCCGGCGCCGACAATGACGCCGGTGGTGCTATGTGCAACCGATCCCCACGACCGACCCCAGGCGGCGGCCCAACTGCGGCCCCAGGCCGAGGCCATTTACGCTACTCCCTGCGGCTCCCGCCCGCTCATACCGGGCTCCACGGGTCGATCGTGGTGCCAGATCCAGTGACCGTGATCGCATTGACCTTCTTCACGTCCGCGCTCACAACTCCGGTGACGCCCGCGACGGTCAGCCCGGCCCCGGCGACGCCAACGGTCGTGATAAGCGTCGAGACATCGGCGGTCTGCGGCGTGTTGCCGGTGTACGTCGTGATCGTTCCGCTGTCCACGATGACGTGCTGCGAAGCGGCGAGCGCCACCCCGGTCGCAGCCGTGATATTCGTCGGCGTCGCCAGCCCGGTCTGAATCTTCGTCACCGCATCGGCCTTCACTCCAGCCGCCGTCAGCCAGTCGGTTGTCACCGCCGGCAGGTTGGTGAGG